CGACGGGTTGACCAGCGGCCCGAGCGTCGTCAACGTCACGATCAACACCGTCTCGGCGGACGCGAACCTGCCGACCCTGATCGTCGAAGCCCTGCAGCAATACAACCTCGTCAACGGCCCGATCGATCTGGCCATCGCCGTCTAGAACATGCCCTCGAACATCGTCACCGGCGGCACCCTGACGGTCGAGTTGGACGTCGGGTTCGGTGACGGGTTCACGCTCGACGACACGCAGCAAGGCCTCCTCGACGGCGCGACGTTCGTCCTCGACGGCGTCGACCAGTTCGCGGAGATCACCGTGCAGTCCGTCGACTTCTTCCGGGGCAAACGCAGCGTCCTCGACTCTCTCGCCCCGGGCCGGTGCACGATCGTCGCACAGGACACGACCCGCGCCTTCGACCCGTACAACGAGAGCTCCGTCTACTGGGACGAGTTCGACGACACCCCCGGGCTGTCCCCGCTGCGCCAGATCCGGGTGATCCGCAACGCCACGACGATCTTCGCGGGCCGGGTCGTCTCCTTCGAGTACGACTACGTCGGGCCGCGCCAGATTCCGCTCGTCACGATCATCGCCGCCGACGACCTGTTCATCCTCGCCAACACGCCGCTCGCCGCGTTCACCCCGACCGAGCAGCTCTCCTCGGCACGTCTCTCGGCGATCCTCGACCGGCCCGAAGTCGCCTACGGCGCGTTGCGCGACATCGGCACCGGGACGACGACCCTCGGCGCCTATGCGATCAGCGAGGGCACGATCGCGCTCGACTACCTCCGCAGGATCGACTCAGCGGAACGAGGACGCATCTTCCTGCGACCCTCCGACGGCGACCTCGTGTTCGAGCCGCGCATCGGCAACACGCTGTCGGCGCCGGTCGTCGAGTTCGCCGACGACGGCAGCGGCGTCCCCTACCGGGAGGTCTACGTCGAGTTCTCGGTCGACACCGTCCTCAACCGGGTCACCGTGCAACGCACCGGCGGCACCGCGCAGACCGCGACCGACTCGGCGTCAATCGCCCTCTACTTCACGCAGGCCGAGACGATCACCGACAGCCTCCTCTCGAACGACGCACAAGCCCTCAGCCTCGCCGACTACCTGCTGTCCGGGGAACCCGACCCGCGCTTCTCGGGTGTCGAGACGTTCTTCGGCGCGTTGACCACCGCGCAGAAGAACGCGGTCGCCGCCGCCGAGATCGGGGACACGATCGAAGTCACCCGCACCTTCACCACCGGCACACCGCTCACGATCGTCGAGGAGCTCGCCGTCGAAGGCATCCGCCACCGCATCGACCTGCGCGGCGAGACGGTCACCTTTTACACCTCCCCGACGGACATCGTGTTCGCCCTCGTCCTTGACTCGGCGACCTTCGGCGTCCTGGACTCAACCAACGCGCTGACGTGAGGTAGGCTCGGACTCCTATGACGACCCCGTTCCCGTTCACCGCCGGGCAGGTGCTCACCGCCGCGCAGATGAACGCCATCACCGAACTCGTCATCAACGACAAGACGGCGTCGCACACCTTGACCGCCGCCGACGCAGGCGACTACGTCATCATGAACTCGGCGTCGGCGACGACGATCACCGTCAACACATCGATCTTCACGGCGGGGCAGATCGTGAAGATCATCAACAAAGGTGCGGGCACCTGCACCATCGTGGCAGGCTCGGCGACGGTCAGCACGACCGGATCGCTGGCGTTGGCGCAAAACGGAGGCGGAACCCTGCTGTTTCTGGCGCCCGCGACCGCGATCTTTTTTCCCTCAGGAGGTGTAGGGTACGGCGCGGCGACAGGCGGGTCGAGCAGCAGCATCACGGTGGGAGGCGTCGCCTACACGCTGCTCACCTTCACCGGTTCGGGCACGCTGACCGTGACGAGACCCGGGCTGTTCGATGTGCTCCTGGTGGGCGGGGGCGCATCAGCCGGCCCTGGCCTAGCGTCGAATTTCTCGGGCGGTGGCGGTGCGGGCGGAGTCCAGACGGCGACCGTGTTTCTCTCCAGCAGCCAAACGGTGACGGTCGGCGGCGGCGGTGCCGCCGAAAGTGCGTTACCCACTGGGGTCGGCTCATCGAGTCTCATTGGTGGCAGTGTTGAAGGTCTTGTAGGTTGCGGTGGTGGTCGTGGCGCAGGCGCAAGAACCGGAGGGTCGGGCTCCTCTGCGGGGCCGCAGAACGGTGGTAGCGGCGGCGGCGGTCTCGGAAATGCACAATTCGAGTTGAGCACCGGGGGTGTTGGGGTTCAGAACAACAACGGTGGGAACGGTGGCAGCGCGACTGGTCAGGGCGGCGGTGGCGGCGGCGGCGGAGCTGCCGCAGGGAGCAACGGCTCAGGGACTGTCGGGGGGAACGGCGGCGCAGGCTACGACGCGTCAACGTTCAGGGGCGAAGCCGCAGCCACTACTCGCTACGCGGGCGGTGGCGGCGGCGGAGGCTCATCCGGCGGAACTGGCGGGGTCGGCGGCGGGGGCACTCGTGGCAACGCTGGCTCGGTCAACACGGGGGGCGGCGGCGGCGCGAACACGACGCTCGGCGGAGTCGGTTTCGCAGGCGGATCAGGCATCGTGCTAGTCAGGTTCCAGACATAGTCATGGCACACTTCGCACGCATCGAGAACGGGGTCGTCGCGCAAGTGATCGTCGTGTCGAACGACGACGCACCCGACGAAGCCACCGGGCAAGCGTTCATCGCCTCGATCGGCCTCGCCGGTGACTATGTTCAGTGCTCGTACAACAACAACCCGGTGGAAGGCAAGTCGCGCGGCAAGTACCCGGGCATCGGCGACCTGTGGGACGGCTCGACCTTCACGACACCGCGAGGCACAGATGCCTAGCCTCACCCCGCAACAGAAAGCCGCGCTCGCCTCCTACCTGCGCTCCGCCCTCGCCGCCGTGCTCGCCGTCGTAGCCACCGGCAACTACGCACCCGAGGACATCGGCAAGGCGGCGGTCGCCGCGATCCTGCCGCCGCTCATCCGTTGGGCGAACCCGAAAGACACAGCGTTCGGTCGTGGCGCTGCCGGTTGAGCCTCTCGTCGTCCCGCCGACGCTGAAGAAGTACCCGAACGGCGAGCTGCCGCTGCAGCTGCTCGTCGCGATCAAACCGTTCGGGTTCCTCTACAAGACGGCAGCCGAGTCGTGGACGGCGATGAGGCATCACGCGAAGAAGGACGGCGTCATCCTGAAACCGACGTCCGGGATGGACGCCTACCGTCCGCTGCTCGTGCAACGCTCCGTCTTCTACCAGCGGTACACGACGACCGAGTTGCAGGGCCGCCCGACCCGCACCTACAGGAAGCAAACATGGTGGCTCAAACCCGGGTACGCGCCGCTCGCCGCACCCGGCACCTCGAACCACGGCTGGGGGCTCGCCGTCGACATCTGGGCGGTCGGCGAGGAAGACCGGCTCGACTGGCTGCTCGGCAACCATGCCCGGTTCGGCTGGTCATGGGAAGTGCAGTCCGAGCCGTGGCACATCCGCTACGTCCTCGGCGACACGATCCCCGCTGGACTGCGAGAAACGCAGCCTGCCACCGACAAGAATGACACCCCATGAGCACCGAAGTCGTCGTCGCCCTCATCGCGCTGCTCGGCGTCGTCGTCGCCGGAGTCCCGGCTGCGCTCATCGAACGCGCCCGCAAGGAGAACGCGAAAGACCACGACTACGTCGCCAGCGTGCTCGACACGATCGACGACCATCTCGACGATATCGAGAACAAAGTCGAGGACGTCGCCGACAAGCTCGACGCGCACGTCGCCGACCATGACGACTGAGATCGACGTCGACACGCTCCTCCCGGTGCTCGTCCTCTGGCACGACGCGCACACCGAGGAAGGCTGGACGTACCTCGAGGCTGTCGACCCGGAGCCGTACGTCGTCAACTCGGTCGGCTACCTCGCCCCCGACTGCAAACCGGGGCACATCGTCCTCGTCCAGTCGATCTGCGTCAAGGACGGGCAAGTCGACTGCGTCCTGAGCATCCCGGCGGGGATGGTCATCTCCTGCACCAGCCTCAGATAATCCACAACCCGTGCACACCCGTCCGCTAGGGTCGGAGACGAGCACTAAGGAGGCTTGCGATGACCATCACGGCTGACGCCGAGTTCTACCGCTACCAGCGGCTGTTCGGGACGACCGAGGACGGCCTGCAGATGAAAGTCACGCTGATCACCGACGCGACAGGTAGAGTCAAGACAGCGTCAATCCAGATGAGGGCCGTCGAAGGCCCGGTGGGTCTCAACGACCGCGCGAACGAATGGTCGAAAGCATACGCACTCAACCTCGAGCTGCTCGGCGACGGAGAATGGTGGCCCGCGTCATGAAGATCGCAGCGGCGACGATGCTCGTCGTCGGCGGCATCATGGTCGCCGTCGGCGGGCTCGCCACAATCCCCGAAGACCCGATCGGGCTCGACGGACGCCCGACGATCGCCTCGACCCGCTACGAGCCCGCCACAACCGTCCCAGAGGCTCCCAGTGCGACGACACTCCCCCCGATCGGTGTCTGCTGGCCCGTCTTCGTCTACGCCGTCGAAGCAGGCTTCACTCCCGAAGAGGCGCTCGTCGTCGACCAGCTCGCATGGCTCGAGTCCCGCTGCGACGCCCGAGCGGTCGGCGACGGCGGCGAGTCCCTCGGCCTGATGCAGATACATGCACCGTCATGGTGCGAACCGAACCGTTGGAACGAGACCGGCTATCTGCAGGCGGCGCTAGTTCTCGACTCGTGCGAAGAACTGTTCGACCCGGTCGTCGCGGTCAAGGCTGCGCGCGCCGTCTACCTCGAAGGCGGCTTCCAGCAGTGGAGCACGTTCCAGCCGTGAACGTCAACCCGTTCGACGCAGTCGTCATAGGCTGGATCATCGTCGCCTTCGTCGCCATGCTCGTCCTCGAACGGTACACCCGATGATCACCCGGCAGGAATGGCTGCAGATACCGCTCGAAGCACGGCTCGTCGAGCATGCTACGCACACAGAAGACGAACTGTTGCGCGAAGACCTGATACAGGCCGTCAGGAAGATCGACAAGTTCGCGGCACAAGTCGCCGACCTCACCACCGAGATCGTCCGCCTCGAACGTCTCCTGCACGCACCGACCCCGTACTGATGATGGACGACGTGCTGCGCGAGGCTGAGCGTCTCACGCACGGCGAACGCAACGCCGCCTACGGGCCGCCCGACGAGGACTACGAACGCGTCGTCACCATCTACCGGGCATTGACCGGCATCGCGCTCACCGCCGCCGACGGCGCGCTGTTCATGCTCGCCGTCAAGCTCGCGCGCATCTCCAAGCATCACGCCGTTGGCACAGTGCACAAAGACAGCGTCGTCGACGCCTGCGGCTACCTCTGGGTGTATGGGATGATTATGCGCGATAAAACCGTAGGCGGATGACGAGGACGGTTAGCGTCGTGAGGGTGAACCGCGCGAAAGAGAAAGGTGACCGGGCGGAACGCGCCCTCGTCGACTTCCTGCAGCACGAAGGGTTCACGTGCCGACGCATCGCCGCAGGCCAGCACGACGACATCGGCGACATCGACATCGACGAAGACGTCGTCCTCGAGGTCAAGAACCGTTACCGGCTTGAGCTGCCCGGCTTCTGCCGCAACCTGTCGGCGCAGATGGGCAACAAGGACGCCGCGTTCGGGTTCATCGCCATCAAGCCGCGCGGCAGACCTAACCCGCTCGACTGGGTGTTCGTCATCAACGGTGAGACGTTCCTCAACATCCTGCGCCGCATCGTCACCCGGAAACCTTACGGGGCGACCGAGTGAGCGTCGTCGTCGCGCTCGACCGGCGCGACGTCCTCGCCGCAAGATGGGAAGCGGCACGACGCAACACCAACGCCAAACTCGCACGGCACCGCGACGGCACCAACACGCAAGCCGGACTGCCCGGTGCGATCGCCGACGAGGCAGGCGCGATTGGCGAGATGGCCGTAGCCCGCTACACCGGCCTCCCGCACCGCTTCGGAGCCGACTACGACCCGGACGCCCCCGACGTCGGACGCATCGAGGTACGCACCCGCAGCCTCGGCTCAAAGCACCACGACCTGCGCGTCTACCCGACCGACGCCGACCGCTGCGACTACATGGTCGCCGCCTCCCTCGAAGCCCTCGGCACGAACGCCTCCGTCCGGCTGTGGGGATGGGCGTACCCGCGCGAAGCGTACGAGGTCTCCACCGACTCGAGCTTCGCGCCGCACCCCGCCAAAGGCAAGGCACGCTGGCATCCCACAACCCTGTTACGCCCGATGGCTACGCTGTTGGAAGTGATAAAACAAGGAGGCATTAGATGACGTTCTCGCTCGGTGACTACGTCACCGTCAACGACCGGCTGCTGCAAGCATTGGAGAAGTTCCCCGACCTGCGGATCAAGGAAGGCGAACCGATCTTCGTCACCGCACCCGACGGCAAGGCGTACGTCCAGACGTCGATGACCGTCTACCGCGCATGGGACGACATGATTCCGATGGTCGGCTACATCTGGGAAGAGTTCCCCGGCACGACCCCGTACACGAAAGGCTCCGAACAACCGAACGCCGCCACGAGCTGTCTCGGTCGCATCCTCGGCTACATGGGGTTCGGCATCAAGAAGTCGATCGCGTCACGCGACGACGTCGCCCGCCGCGACACGGCGAAGCCGCGCATCGAACCCCTCACCTACCCGAACGGCGAACCCATCCCCGACCCGTTCACCGACCAGCAGCAGACCCGCACCGTCTACCCTTCGGGCGACGCGACCAAAGGACAGATGGGCAAGATCAGGGGACTTGGCCGGGAACGCGGCGTCGTCTCCAACGCCGGACTGATGAACGCAGTCGGCAAAGTCATCGGACGCACCATCTCGCAGCTTGACGACCTGTCGAAGCGTGAAGCATCCAGCGTCATCGAGGCATGGTCACCCGAAGAACACCTCGTGCCCGCACCCCCAGAAGAGACGTTCTAGTATCCTGCCCCACAACTCCCTAGACCGCCGACCTCGTCGGTGCCTTCCGCAGGCGTCAGCGGACGTGAGTGCAAGTCTCCGCCGACTCATCATCGGTAGTTCGCCCGTCAGACAGGCTGGTAAGTCCTTGCGAACAGATTCATCGCGAGGCGAGTGTGAACCGTGCTTCTCA